AAGAACTCGTAATGAACTGGAGGTAGAGGTTGTCGTCAGGAGCCACAAAGAGGCGTGGATCCTCGTAGCTCAGACGATGAGGTTTTTCACGGATCTTCTTCGCACCGATGATCGTTTCGTCTCCGATCAACTCACCGACATACACCTCGGTAGGAGTGTTGTTGTAGTAAAAGTATTTACTGTCGTGCCTAAAGGTGAAAGCCTCTGGTTGGTTTCTCCAGGTAATCAGGCGGTGACCCTTGTGTGAAATCAAGCAGGGGCTGAAGTTAGCGACTGTTTGATCTGGCAGACCGTATTTAATACGTGTAAATGTGCCTCCGATATCGGAGGCTTGCTGATAAACCGTGGGGTAACCAGTCGCTGAACGAATGTCGACTGGGTGCTCTACGTAGCTAAGGGTAGTTTCGTAACGAGTTTGCTGGGTCATTTGAGCACCTCCATAGCTTTCGCGAAGCCCTCAGCGACAGCTTCCCAGCGGTACTGAGGGTTCTGAGTCACGTTGTAACAGTCGTCTGCAACTTTTTTGCGGAAAGTTTCGTCTTCGTAGAGCTGAGTCAACAGTTCTGCAGCGTGTTTATAGTCGATAATTCCACGCTCAACGTTGAGGTCTTTGTCGTTAACCCAGGCTCCGACGTTGATCAACAAACCACTCCCATTCCAGATGTCTTTGCAGGAAGTGTGGTTTGGCACGACTTGAGCCTTACGACACATGGCGTGTTCGAAGGGAACTAAACCCCAACCCTCGCCGTTAGCAGTGTTGAGGCCAACGTCACATGCGTTGTAAATAAGGTTGAGTTGTTCGTCAGGTGGCGCAGCATGATAATTCATGTTCGGAGTCAGCGCTACTTTCTGAGTCGGATCGATGCCACGTCTGCGAAGCTCAGTCTCTAACAGTTCTTTGATGTGCCAGCCGAGATCTTTCTCAGCCATATTCAGGTAGAGAAGAACGTCTTCTTTACCTACGCAGAACTCAGCGAACGCCTTAATGGTCTGGTCGATGCATTTACGTGGCTGGTTTCGGTTGCCGTTGAAGACAATAAATTTGTCTTGAGGCAGACCAAGGCGCTTACGAGCTTCGGTTTGATCGATTTCGTAGAACTTATCTCGGTCTAAACCGTGAGGCACAACGCCCATTTTCTTGGGTTGCACCCCGTGAGCCATCAAGCGTTGAGCTTGCTCGATGGTGAAGGTGATCGCAAAATCCCAGTCTTTGATGTACCGAAGCATAGGCAACGGATACCACTCAGAGTCAGTGGGGAAGTACGCAATGAATTTGAAGTCAAACTGTGCCTTGAGGAAGTGGATACGTTCCCAGATTTGGTTACAGATCCAGATGTCGTTTAGACAGATGAAGTAGTCAGGCTTTTCTTTTTCAACGATCTGTTGAATGCGTCCCACCCCGAAACGATCCCCTGGATTGTGGGCGGATGCAGGGTAGATTTTAAAGGGATAGTCGTGAGGATCGCCTTGATAATTAATGCCATAGACCACAACCTCATGATCTTTCTTCAAGTGATCTAGAACGCTGTGTGTTACACGAGCGAAGCCGGTATTAGAAACAGCATCCCCGTACCAAAGTATCTTTGCCATACAGAGTTAGAATTTCGCTAACAGTATACGAGCAGTCTTAAGAAAATGCCTAGTAGAGAAACTTACGCATATCGACGTGCTCTTAAAGCACGAGCGCAAAAGGCTATCGATAATAATGATTCTGCGATTGATAGTGTCTTTAATCGCGCTCAGAATGATTTCCTGACATTCTGTACGCTTCTTGATAAACCCCCAGCTAAACATATGCTGGAATGGCATCAAGAGTTGATTACGGGAGAGAGCAACAAATACCTCATAGATATCGCTGGACCAAACCTTGACATTCTCAGCCCGCGTGGTTCAGCGAAGTCGACCGTCCTTAACTTATTTACAGCTTGGGTTATCGGGAAGCACACAACTGCACAGCGTCCTCTACAGATTATCTACTGTTCTTATAACATCGCCACCGCTATTCCCAAAAGTCGAATCATCAAGCAGATTATCGACTCGTCCACTTTTAAGAAGATATTTCCAAAAGTAAAGCTCAAGGCAGGTATGCAGAGCGATATCGGTTGGTCTATTGACTTTGACTACGCAGGTATCGACAGGATCGGTGATGAGGAGTTCACACTTCGTGCGGCTGGTCTTCGAGGATCAATTACCTCAAAAAGGGCACACCTCGTCATCGTGGATGACCCCATCAAATCAAGCTCCGACATTAAAAACCCCGCTGTGCGGGAAGAGATGAATAACAACTGGTCGTCAGTTATCGCCCCGATTGTCTTTGAGGGCGGTCGATCGATCTGTCTTGGTACGCGATTTCATCCTTTGGATATCCACAAGACCATGTTCATCCCGAAGAAAGGCTGGAAGCAGGTAGCTCAAGAAGCCCTTACGTACGACAAACAAGGTGAGCCTGTCAGTTATTGGCCTGAGCAGTGGTCGGTTAGTTACCTGATGGGTCAGAAAGAATTAGATCCTGTTGCATTTGCTTACCAGTATCAGCAACAACCGGTGATGACGTCTGACCTCGTCCTTTCACCTGACCTTCTTATCAAAGGTGAAGTTGAAACTGAGTTCGATACTCTCGCGGTCGGTATCGACTTGTCAGCCAGTAAGAATGAGACTTCTGACTACACAGCTTTTGTTCTTGGAGGGCGCTTAAAAGATAAGTATTTCATTATCGACTCTCATCAAGTCAGATCGATTGGAAACTTAGAAAAAATCGACTTGCTTTGCGACATGCTCGTCGAATGGGGAATCCTGGAGCTTCAAGACGATCAATATTTTCCCACTTACTCAACAGTCACACTCGTTGTGGAAGCAGTCGCATATCAAGCTTCTTTAGCGGCAGATCTGAAGCGTGTGCTTCTTGTAGAGCGAGGGTTGAGCAACCTTAATATCCACGAGGTCAAGGGTTTCAGGGGAGACAAGATCGCAAGATTCCGAGGCACTCTCGGGATTTTGGAAAACAAAAAGGTTACCTTCAATAAATACCGTAAGTTCGATGCTTTAATGGACCAGATCGTGAACGTTGGTGCAACGTCACATGATGACTTGCTCGACGCTTACACGCACCTAATCAACTATCTGCAACGACGGGGCAACTACAACGTTGAGTTCTGATGCAATCTATTTATATAGCGGTCACAGCGCACAACCCTCTTTCTCGCATCGAGAAAACTCTTGCAGTTTTAAGAGCTTATGAGAGTCTTCCTTTGAAGGTTCACGTAGAGTTTTTTATCGACTACGAGCATGCTTACGACTTAGATGAGTTTTCTCTCATCGTGGGAGGACATGTTCATCTCGATCAAGTTGGTTTTACTGTCGCAGATGAGTCTTATGCAGGTTTCGCACTTTGCTGGGCTCATAAACCAAGTCTTGCAAAAGCAATAAGAGACAAAAAATATGACTTCTATATGTACTCAGAGAACGATATGCTTTTTGGGTCTAAGCAGTTTGTTTACTGGCGTGACTACAAAGATGTACTCAAACCATTAAACCTTGAGCCTGGTTTCTGCCGATACGAAGAGTACAAAGGTCTAGATATACCTTTTGATAATTACAAAAAGTGGGACTTATACGGACTTACCCCCGATGTGTGGGGCGACATCCCCTACGAATGCGGAACGATCTTGACGCCAAACGATAAGAACTTCCTCGGCTTTACCTCTCTTGGTAATCCATATGCGGGTCTAATGATTCTCGACCAAGAAGATGCCGAGAAGTATATAAAAAGTGAAAGCTGCCACCCCCAGCTAAGTCACCGTGTGGTCGGTAAACGTAACTGGCCGATCGCTGATCGAAGTTCTATGGGCTTAGCTTTTGAAGGGTTGAAACCGAATCAAGAGCACCGCCGAGTTGTGCCACTGATTAAATGCGGTGACTCAGTAGAAATTCATCCATGTGGTTTGGTTAGGCATCTTGATGTTAAATATTCGCCTGCTTTGTACGAAGGATCAGATACCATTCATACCGAAAACATGTTCTTGACGTGATGGAAGCAGTAAACCATCCGGCACATTACTCACAGGGTGACATCGAGTGCATTGACGCAATGATGTCTGCTGCGGGTGTTGAAGGCGTGAAGTCTTTTTGTCACCTTTCTTGCTTTAAGTACCTCTGGCGATTCCAACACAAGAACGGAGTAGAGGATCTGAAGAAAGCTCAGTGGTACTTGAACAAACTTATTGAAATAAGCACGTTAGACTGATAAAAAATAATCTTCCATGGATATCCGCGCTTTTGGGTCGGTATACGGACAGACTTCTCAGCTGCCGATGTGTAGTGGGTTCGTCTGGACTCCTGCTGATGGTGAGACAACTTTTGGCACTTGCAGGGCTCTTTTCGTTGAATCAAAAGGCTCTGCTAGTAAAGATGATGTTTATGTTCGTTTGAACGATATGGCTCCCAACCAGTTTCTGCATGTGGAAAACATCGCTGGTGACATGCAGTTGGATTGGGGTGCCGTAACATTAAGTGGCGGATCTGTTAACGGCGTTATCGTCCTGTACTGATGAGCGATTTTCAAGAATTCGGGAATATTCTCGCCAACCGGTATGCCCAAGCGGTCGGTGCTGCCAATAAACAGAGAGCACGGGAAAGACCGGTAACTCAAGACTTCGAGTCTTTTGAACAAAGTGACTTCAACCAAGAGTCAGGTGGTCCCACGCCTCCGGAAATGCCTTCGACTAACGACGGCGCTGCACAGTTCCAAACGGAATCTATTCCTCCAGAAGATCAAGACACAGAGGATATGAAGAACTTACTCCTTGAACGGAGTAAAAAACGTTTTCAGATGGGTGATATAGATTGAGATTGAGGTAACGTACTGCTACTAAGCTTTAGTGCAGTGCTGATCGATTGTTTTCCTTATTTCAACGAAAAAGAGATTCTTGAGCTTCGCGTAGAAACTCTTAAAGACCACGTAGATGGTTTTTTAATCACAGATGCAAACCGCACTCACAGAGGTGACCCCAAGGAGTTTTCTTGCGTAGACACGATTAAGGAACTGGGGCTGCTTGAGGAAAAGATTCAAGTTCTTCACGTTGAGTTACCTTCTTACGGGGAAGCTCCAGACCCATGGGTTCGAGAACGAGGCCAACGTGACGCTTTAAGTGTCGGTCTTTTTATGCTGCCTGACGACACTTACTTTATTTGCAGTGACTGCGACGAAATTACAAACCCAGACAAGCTAACAGAGATTAAAGAAGCAGTAGATACTCACTGTGATAAAACTGTCAGGTTGTCCATGTCCATGCATTACGGGAGGGCTGATCGTCAGCTTGTTTCACCCGAAGGAGAAAGGTTTGATTGGCGGTGTGGCACCGCTTCGACAGTCGGTCAGTTAAGAGATTTTGGAACGCTTTCGTCACTAAGGGCAACCACGAATAACTGGTATGTAGGCGACAGAGACGCTGGTTGGCACTTGAGCTGGATGGGTGACAGCGATCGCCGTAAGACAAAACTTCACAATATCGCAGAATACTATATTTGGGATAAACCAGAAGTGCAGAAACTATGTGATGACTTCGTGCCAGAAGAAGGTAATACAGACATGCTGGGACGTGAAGATCACTTAATTACGTCTTATCCAGTTTCAAAACTTCCAGAAGCAGCCCTTAGAATAGAGCGAGTACGGAACTACCTCCTGCCTGACGGTCATGAGGTCTAATAAATAATGACAGCTTCGCTTGACATCCGTAATCAGTTTGAAGAGATCCTTGAGGCTGCACGGTCACAAGATCGCTCAAACCAGGCTGCGACGATGGTGGTTTTAAGCCATCTTCAACAAATGACCCTCTTGATGATCAAGAAGGGTTTGTCTTTTTATTGTGATCAGGATACTTATAAGAGTAGAACCAAGTTTATCCATGACGTAATTGAATTAAATCGTCTTGATATTAGATTTCCTGCGATTATTAGAAACTTCTTAATCGATGGTTCGGGGCTTTTTTACTTTCGTCCAGATCCAAAACTGAAATATCAGATTTATTTCTTTAATAAGAAGCAGTATCGCGTCTACCACGACGCTAATGGACAGATTGATGAAGTCGTTATTCTTTACGATTACAAGGTAAAGAACAATAATCTCGGTTTACCGAGTGATGTTTACGGTCAAAACAAGCGTTACGTTCGTTTGAGCATCACTGCCGATGAAATTACTGAGAACGAGTCAGATACTGAGCTTAGTTTTGAGCTTGAGCCTGGCGGGGTACTTACTGCAGATCGAAAAAGACCTAATCAGCTTGGATTTGTCCCTGCTGTTGAGGTTTTAAACAAACCTAACGCCAGTGGTACAGAAGGCGAGGGTGATTTTGACCCCTTCATGGAGCAAATTGTGCTTCATGACCAAATGCTCAGGAATATTTCCAAAAATATTGAGTTTTTTGGTAACCCAACGCTGATTTCTAGTCGTCCACGCTCCGATTTGGTCGAAGCGTCGGACTCTGGAAGCACTTTTAGGCCCACAATCAGCTCTCAGTCTGGTTTTGCGGGTCAAAATACGCCTTCAACACGCGTCAGCGAGCCTTTTGGGGCTGGAATGGGTGGTGGTTTGCGTGTTCCACGCATTATTGCCAACGTCGAGCCTTCTGATCGAGTCGGTTACATGACTCCGGACCCGATCAGTGGTGATATGAACCGTTATGCGCTTCTTTTACGCGAAGAAATTCGTACAGCGCTTGGCGGAGTCGATGAAATCTCTATTTCGGCAGGTGCAACTGCCACAGAGATCAAAGGCTTGATGGGTCGCGCCCAGGCGACTGCAACAAGGAAGAATAAGAGCTTCTTGACTTACGGTTTCTGTGCTCTCTTGGAAATGATGATTTATCACCAAGAAACAGTCTTCCGAGAGTCATTTATCGCGGCTCTTAACTTAAAAGAACCTAAAGAACCTGAAGAAATCACTGAAGAATCGGTTGAAAAGTACCGCAAGGCTCAAATCCGGTTCGAAACTAAGTTAAATCAAGAAATGCAGAAGGCACTTACCGAAAATAAGGTGCCTCGTGGTGTTATTGGTCTACCAGAAGATGGTGACCGTAGTGTCAGCTACAGATACCAGGGTGATGTCTACGAAGACACTGCTTATGACGTCCTACAAAAGTCAATGGTCGTCCGCAACATGCAGGAATTAGGTGTTGAGAGTGTAGAAGCTCTAAAATACCTTTTCCCTGATAAAAATGAGTCTGAACGTGCCGAAATGTTGAAAGGATTTCCTTTCAGAATGGTTGGACAAGTTCAGTCGTCAATGCAGCAGTTCCTGGTATTATTAAACCAGATGTTGCAGTCTCCGCATCCTCTTGCGCCTGATCAACCTTTAGCGGCTGATCCTAGACTGAATATCACTCCGCTCCTTTACAGGACATTCGATCACCTTGCGGAAGAACTAACTTACTCGGGTAGCTATGAGCCAGCAGATCCAAGCTTCAACCCCGAGCCCGGTCTCCCCGGCGGCAGCCCCGGCGGTAATCAGCGACCAGGGCTCGACAACCGTCTCTCCGCAGCAGTGGGTGGTCCAAGGAGCTACCCCGGCGGTAGCTTCGGTTCCTACAGCCCAACCGCCGTCCCAGGTGGCACCGGCTTCGGATCCTTCTATCAATCCCCAGTACAACCCGTCAACGTACAACTCCTCCCCGAGCAACCCTTGGGAAGCAGCGATGGGTTCCCTGGAGCGGGTGCTAACCTCCCAGTCACCATCCCCCAGCCAGGCAGCACCGTATCAGACCCAGGCACCACAGCAGGCTACAACACAGATCAGTCAGCCTTCTCAGGTCCAGCCTTGGGCTTACCAGCAGCCGGTTCAGCAGACCTCGCCTACCAGCGTCTCACAGACCCAGACTTCTTATCAGGGTTCTACGGACCAGAGCCTAAGCGAGGCAAGCGCCGAGGTCGTTCGTAACTTCGGAATCGAGGCCCCTGGAATTTTGAATGCTTACGCGTGTGCCCTCGAGGACATGCTCGTTGAGCAAGCTCAAAAGACTGATGAAGTGGTCGAAGTCGCCGCAAGCATGGAAGAGATCTTAACGGATCCCGACCACCTGGCCGACTACACCGATCGGTACTTTACCGAGGTAGTCCCTGTTGATATCGGGGATGACTACGAGATGGAGTACGACCCCAACGCTGTTGCTTATCAGCAGAAGTACGACATGCCTGCTCCCCCTGTGGGCGCTGCCGGTCAAGTTGGTGCTCCTAACGGCCAAACCTGGGAACAGTTCGGTGAAGTGATGAGCCGTTCACCTGAGAATGCCTGGCGCGTCCTCAGCTCCATGCAACCTGAAGCTTTACGGAGCAAATTACTGTTCATGGAACCTTCCTGATTAGCTTTAAGAAGGAAGAGCAACCACCCTGTCAGTTCCTCACGCTGGCAGGGTCTTTTTTTGTCTACACTTGAGAAAAGATCTTAGTTATGGATCGCCGTAGAGAACCTCGTCGTCGTGAACCTCGTCGCAACGAAGGTCGACGCAGGTCTTCTCACATCAGGCAATCGGCCTGGGCAACTGTCCGCGAACCCGTCGAAGAACAGCAACCCGTGGTGACACCGGAGCCCTTTGACGAAAATATTAATCTTTAGTTTCTGATGTGATCTTTTTATGGATCACTTTTTCAGCAGTGCTCAAAATCTTTATACCGCAGTAGCCACCAATAAAAGCAATAGCCACCGACTCAGACTTACTGAGTTTGAACCTTTCTGATACTGCTGGGGACACAAAAACAGCAAGTGCCCAACCTACGAGAAGTGCTCTTGTGAAATGAAAGAAAATATCTTTACCCTTTTTCGGGTGAACGATGGACTCGCTAACAGAACCCGCCACAGACCCTCCAGCGATGTCGCAGTCAATCACGACAACATCGAGGATCTTATCAAGCATTAATCCTCTCAGTCTTTTTTAATGATAAACCGATTTAGAGTGAAAGAAATAGGTAAAAAGTATGACTTACGCTGCTTTAACAAACTGGCGTTACGACAAGAACATTTATCATCAAATTCAGTCTGGTCCCCAGAGAACTTCTAACGATCTAAATCTTACAGATACTTATGTTCTGACTTCCAGTGGATATGTTTATGCATCTGGAGAGCAGCAGACTTATGTAGCTCTCACTGAGCCAGGTGCAAATTTCGGGGTCATAACTCCCGGACCTCCTCAGGCTTTCCCTGCGGATTTAGGAATTGAAACTACTTCTTACCCAGAAACAAGAACTTTAGAAGTCACCGTTGTAAGCGACGGTGGGAATAAATTCGCGCTTGATGGTGTCTCTCAACAAAGTCTTACTCTTTATCAAGGAAGCACATATATTTTTGACTTATCTGATTATTCGACATCTTCCCACCCGTTCAGGTTAAGTGAAACTCAGGATGGAACCCACGGTGGGGGCTCAGCTTTTACAAACGGAGTAACAACATCCGGCACTCAAGGAAATCCTGGTGCTTACTTGCAAATTGTTGTTCCGACTGGGCAGGCAGGTGCTGTTTATCCCTACTGCACCGTTCATGCAGGTATGGGCGGATCAGCGGTCTATTCCTTTAACGCACCTCCTTACAACCTACCTATTTATCAAAGCACTGATTGGCGAGCTGTTCCTCCGACGATTAGCGGTTATTGGACTAATTATGACAACTACGAGCAACACGCTTCTGGAGTACTAACTGTTTACAACGGTTATCGTCGTCAGGCGATGATTAGCACTGCAAACGCAACAGTTCAGACTGCGTTTGGTCCTATTCCTGGTGTCAAAAGTATCGGGGCTTATACATACTGGAACGGAGCACAACCTTCCACACAGCTTTACAGCCCGTTCAATACACCTTTTGGTAATGACAGCACTAACGGTTCAACAGGAGGCGCAGGAACTTACCCCCGTGGAGGTTATCCGATTCTTTACAACACAGTCGTTTCGGGACAAAGTAGAGCTGACTGGGAGTATGCACCGCCCGTATATTGTCAAACTTTTGCATCAGCCGAGAGGTCAAATGTTCCTGGAACGATGGAGAGTGTGATCAGGGGAATGTATCGAGGAAGAGCCTCTACATACGTTCCTAATTACGGTGCTGCTTATGGTGTTCTTGGAGAAGGCGTACGGGGCATGGTTAGAACATTCAGTCCAGGGGTCAATAGCTCGAATCAAAAAGGTGTTTAACGCTAAAAACGCAACACTTATATACTGACTTTTATAAATCTCCCTTATGATTACAAAGTAGTTTCTACGGAACTTATCGATGTTTATCGATAATGATTTTCCGAAGATTCTCGGTGCCGAATTATATCGGCCTCACCCGGCTTACATCGTGGAAATGGCGGCTGAGCCCGTCGTTGTCCATGATTTCTCTAAACAGCCTGGTCAGACGGTCCAGCTTGACCGTTACCGGTTCTTCGGAAACCCCGGCTCCAAGGAGTCCCGCGAGCGGACTGCTGAGCAGACGATCGGTACGGCCAACAGCCGGAACATCGTGAAGGACAAGGTCCTGGTGACACTTCGTGAGTACACCGGACCTGCAGACCCGAACGATCCCACCCAGCCTTCTACCTTCAAGATTGCTCGGGAAACCCTGATCACCGCTCAGCGTCTGCTGCTCGATACAGGCAACCTGACAACCTTCCACCAGTCCATCGGTTCTCTAACTCTGTTAGACGACTACAGGCGCTGGCGAGATCGGGTGTTCATTAATGAACTCCTGAAAGCTGTTTCCAAGGGTCAGTCTTCTGACTCACAGGGTGGTTACTACTTCCCTGGCGACCTGGCTACCGGCGCTCTGACCTACACCAACGCTGAGCAAGCCAAGTTTGACGTTAAGGACGACCTCCTCCGTGTGGTCAAGTCCCTGCGTAAGCGCAACACCCCGACCTACCAGGACGGTTTCTATCGTTGC